AGCGCATCTTGTGCTGCCTGCGGGGAGGGCTCTTCACCTTCAGCCAGCTGGCCTATGAGCCGAAGCGACGCTTTAATCTGGTCGAAGGCGGTTGCCATTTACACTCCTTTAAGCTGCCGCCTGTACAGTAGTGCGGCTACGACGACGTTTAACTTCCAGTTCATTGGCTGGTGCCGCCGCTTCAGGAGCTGAAGGCGTGTCGGGATTATAGCGTTCCCAGCCATTTTGTTCATCAAATTCTGCTTCTAGCTCCATCGTAGCAACTTTAGTGCCGTGAACAGGGTGTTGTAGGTATATGAGCATAGGGTAGACGGGGCCAAAGCCCCGTGGTTTTACAGTACGTGAATTACAGCAAAATTGATTACAACCGCTTCAGACAACGACCCGCCCGAAAGATTGCGCAATGTAATTGTGCAACTTCCAGTAGCCTTACCAGAAATCCAGCAGTTGTACGCACCAGCAGTAGCACCAGCTGCAACGCTCAAAATTACAACATCTTTAGCGCTGATGGTGCTGTTATTTAAAGTAAACGAAACGTTAGTAACGTTAGCCAAAGCAGCGTTGTTCATTGTAATTTGACCAGCGGACTTGTTTAAAGTCACGGCGGTTGATTTGTCGGTCAATTGCGTAACCGTACCGCTTGCTTCTGCGGTGTAGCCTAATTCGCCTCCAGACATCACTAAATCAGACCCAATGATGTTCTGGTCTTCAAAAGCCACACCAATTGATTTGGTATTTGATGACATAGTCTATCCTTTAAAAATGAGGGCCGAAGCCCCCATAGCATTAAGAAATGCGGTAGCAAGTCCAAGTACCGTCGCCAGTCTTGCGAGCGCGGAAGTGACCTGAAGTAGTTTCAGTCACCACCATGTTGCCGACCAGAGTCCAGCCAGTAGCTGTTGCAACAGTCACGTCGTCAGTACCAGCATCGATATTGATAACGAAGAAGTCAAAAGCTGCATTGACTTTAGCTGCGCTAGACACGTCTGCTTCCAGATCAGCAACGGTTGGCAGAGTTAGATTGCCAGCCGAGCCGTTAAAAGTAAACAGGCCATTTGCGAGTTGAGCAGCAGTTGCGGTTGCAGCAGCTGTCAGTGCGGTCGGAGCGCCCTGAACAAACAGTTGGGCTTCGCCGACATTACCATCACCAAGCTGGTATCCACCAGCGCCATTAGGAAGTGCCATGATAAATATCCTTTAAAAAATGTTGTTAATGGGAGCCGAAGCCCCCACCAAGACTTAACCCCACATGCGGCAAGCCATTTGCGGACGGATCGTGCTATAGCCGTACAGCACGTCAATACGGCAAGGCAGACGGTCGTTGTTGATGTCGTACTGACGAACAACACGCAGCGAGATGCCGTTGTGTACTTGACGCGAAGCCATGTCGACGCCTTGTGGCAGCAACAGGTCGGCGGTAGCGAAAGTGATCGCATCCTTATGGTAGATAAGGTTCTGAGCGTACTGGCTGCTGGCTGCACCCAAGAAGGTGACAGCTTTGCCAGTAGCAGGCAGAGCGGTCATAGTGGCCAGAGCGTGGCTTGCCGAGTACATCGGCGCCACAGTCACAGTCCAAGTACCAGACACGGCAGTAGCGTCAGCCAAAGCCACGAACTGGAACAGCGAACCGGTAGATTCACGGGTCTGTGGGTTAACCGCAAAGCTGTCAGCGATAGTGAACACGTCGCCAGCCTTGATGGTGGTTGTCACAGAACCCTGCTCCAGCAGGATCGTGGACGCGCCTTCAGCAGTTACGCCTGGGGTTTTAACCGCAGTGGATGCAGAAGCGTCGCGCGAACCAGTGGTGTGCTGCTTGATCGACTGGGACATGTTGACTTCTTCAAAGCCCAGAACACCCATACCCATCATACCGTTCTTGAACTGGCTAGAGATGGTAGTGGTTGGGTTGAACAGACCTTTCATGCCTTCAACCAGACCAGCGTTAGCAGCTGGGTTAACAGTTGCGTAGCGTGGCGACATAACAGCTGCGTTTTCGTTCAGCTTCTGCTGGGCTTGCAGCAGAACGAGCGAAGTCGAAGGTACGGTGCCAGGCGTGCCAACCGAGTTACCGATGGTCTTGTACGCGTTAGCAACGTCAGCGTCGATCGACGATGCGAGCTGAGAAATACGAGGCTTCAGAACTCGCTCTGCGAAGTCATCCAACTGCATGGTGAGTTCGGCAGAGGTAAAGTTCACGCCGATGTGCTTCTGCGAAGCAACAGTCAGTGTGGTGAACTGTTCGTTGTCGTCCTGAACTTGCAGGGCGGCACCGTCGGTTACCAGAGCGCGATCCGGTAAACGGATACGCAGTGTAGAACCAATTTTTGCGCCTTCAACGGCGAAAGAGTCGTCATACTGACGATTGACGTTACGAGTGATTACCAGGTTGTTCTCAAGGATTTCGAGAGCCTTGCGGGTAATCATGTCGATGGTAAGAATCGAGTTTGCCATGATTTATATCCTAAAAAAAGTTAGCGATTACGTTGAGCTTCCCACTTCTTCATCTGACGCTGGCGATCCGCTTCGATCCACTCTGACGTACTCATGTTCTTTACAGAACGAGGGTCAGTCGTGTCGTAAGACGGTGAGCCAGAGCCACGGCCACTAATAGGCGCGATGGGTGGTGGAGCGCTAGTTGTCTTTTTTAAGACCGGCTCTGAAGCAATTTTAGCTTCCAGTTTGCCGATCTCTTTAGCCTGCAAAATTGGCGACAGACGTGAAATCCGGCTGGCTTCATTTGGGTGGGTACCCAAGTAATAGGCCAGATCGGGGCCGATATCGGACGATTGAATAGTCTCAGCCATCTCTCTCGTAATGGGCAGTGCAGGGTTGTATGCGACTTGTTCGAAGTCCTCATACTTAGCCCGCGCGTCCTCTTCACGATCTTGATACGCCTCAAGCATACTCATGCGTTCGCGATCAGCTTCACGTTTGGCGAGCAGCTCTTCTGCCTTTCGTATCGCCAACGCATCGGCGTACTCATCAACAGAGTTAAACTGTTCAACCGGCGGGAGTTCGGCAGGTGCGGCAGGCGCTTCTTGCGCTCGACGTGCCTGTTCTCTTTCCCACTTACGCTGTTCTCTTGCAAGCCTTTTGCCAATGGCAGCGTCTAGTTCTTCTTGTGTGAAGACTTTAGCTGGCTTTGACTCATCATTCTCCGGCGCATGTGTTTCTTCAGCTACAGGCTCTGCCGTCGGTGCCTGTTCTGGCGCGGGTACTTCCGCTAACTCGTTTTGTACTTCATCAGACATTGTCGATTCCTAAAGAATCCCTGACGTACCGCGTCAGTACGGTAATGCAAAAATTATTCGTAGAGTACGGTTGCAGAAACTGTACCACTAATCACAACATAAATGCCATTTTTAGCATACGCGCCTTCTAACGGCAATATGTATGACGTTGCGGCGGTCGGGGTAAACACACCCAAAAGCGTCGCGGTGGTGGTAGTTGCTGCTGAGTCGTAAACGGTGATTGTCGGTGTGCTGGAGGCAGCGCTGACAAAAATACCCTTTAGTTTGCCTGCGGCGGGTTTAATGTTGGCCGAAGCCGTGATGTAGGTGTAATTTGCCATGTTTTACCTCAAGCAAGAAACTTCAATTTATAGAGCGTTGACATGTACAGCGCTTCAATCTCATCGATAATGTTGTGGATTGCCGTGCAATCCTTATCAACGACCTTGTAGCGCGCAGAATGTATTTCGTCCAGCTGGTCTTCTAAAAACTCAACAATGTTGCCCTGCTTTTTGGCAGACTGCAACGAAATGGGGCCAATCAGACCATACTTGCCTTGGTAGGCTTCAGAAAACTTGTCTGCCAGATCAATAACGCCGTCGTAAAACTTTTGCAGCGCCTTGTGTTTGGCATAGCTGCGAGTGTTTAGATGCACTGAATGAGCCACATCACGGCCTAAAAACAGCGTACCTACAAAGTCTGCGGCGTTCATACCATTGGCTCCTGGGGCGGCATATTCATCATTTCTGGCGGCATTTCAGCCGATTCAGGTGGAATCATACCCATTTCAGGCGGCATTTGCTGCATTTCTTGCGGCATACCACCCATTCCGCCCATGTCGCCCATCAGCTGTTGGCCTTGCTGCTCCATAACCAAGTCGCCCGTGGTCATTACATCGCGCAGCGTTTGCATGACGACTTCTTGCACCTGTTCGGGGTTCATGGCGCCAGATACGGCGGTCAGACGCTGTGTTTCAGCCTGATACGCCTTGATCTCGGCCTCGAAATTCTTGCGCTCCAAGTCCTGCACCTCGATCGACTTGCCGACATTTTGCAGCATCTGTTGCATCTGATCCAGCTCTTGCGCCATAGCCTGCATCTGCATCTTGGCCTGCTGCATTTCGGGCGACTCGTCTGACTCGGCCATGATCTTCGGATCAATGATCTTCTCAAACCGTTTCGCCATCTCCTGCGCGCCTGGCCAGTCCATGTTCTTGATGAACAGGTCACCTGCCACTTGCCAGAGCTGCGGGTTGGATTGCAAGATCATGCCCATCGCATCCAGTGCCTCCTGACGCTTGGTCATGTAGGACGGGCCGGTGGTGACCACCACGTCGTACTTACCCACGCCGGGATTGTAAATCTTGTCGATGACGATATTGTTCTCGTCTCTGATCTCTTTGACCGGCTCCTGCTGGGTTGGGTCGAGCTTGACCATCTCGGTGTCGCCGTCCAGACCAATGATGCGAGCCACACGCTGGGTGTCGTAAATCTTAGGAATCAGGCCAACCAACTGACGAGTGACATGCCGAATAGCCCGCGCCAGATTATCGACGTAATGATAAGTGCCAGTGTCAGACTGACGCTCGCGCGCCATAATCGCCTTGCCCGAACGCTCATTAGATGTCGCTCCAAGACTGGTGTCGTACTGCCCTGTGGTCGATTTGACGTCGTCTGAGGCACCCATTTTGGCCTGAATCAGGCCAGTTTGTGGCAGCGGGGGCGGCGCGCGCTGTGGTAGCGGAAGCACTGCACCATTTCCGTCCGTTACGTCCGGATTTACCTCCAAATACGGCCAATTTTGCGTGTTGGCCGTCTTCCACTGCATTTCGTAGCCTTCAAACTGGCCGCCGTAGCCAATAAATGGCGCTTTTGGCGCCAAAGCAAGCATTTCTGCCTCTTGTGACGTCCAATAGTTGTACATCCGCTGCGCATCCTTGGCATTTCTAACCAATCCAGACACGTACAGCTTGCCATCGACCTCAAATTCGTTGCCAACCACGCGCACAACCGGTATGTAGTCGCCTGCCCAGTCGCTTTTTTCCAAAAACTCGTAGCCGTTGGTCTTGCACCACTTGACCCGTTTGGCGTCCACTTGACGAGTACGCACGGGTTTGACGCCCATCATCTTTAATTGCTTGGCTTCGGGCGAACCCTCGAAAGCCGTGATGTTGCCAGGGTACAGATGCAGCGTCGCTTTTTCGTATTCGATGTAGTAATACTCAGCGATACGCACCGTGTCTTCATTGATCCAGATGCTGATCGACTGGTCGCCAATACCCAGCGTTTGCAAGCTAGAAATAGGTGAGGCGTCAGGGAACAGGCGCTCGTATTCTTCGCGCTGCAAGTCCTCCGTGATGAAACACCACTTAGCGTCTGCACCGCAGGGGTCTTGAATGGTTGGATCCATGTAGACCGAAAACGAGTTTCTTACCCGCATGATCTTGATGTCTTGATCGAAGGTGGTGTCGTCGCAGTATTCGGTGATGATGCGAATGTAGCCCTCGCCGTAGCTTACTTGGTTCTCGCAGGCGGTGTCGTAGGCGACGTCGGCGTCAGAGATGTACTCGATGTGCCTGACCATGCCGTTGTAGATTTCGGCGACTTCGGGGTCGGCGCGGT